CCTTTTTGGTGGGTTGTCCGACAGGAGTGCATCCGGTCTTCTGGGTTGTTTCACCCCTCTTGCAAACTCTGAAATGTTGAATGTCTGGTCCGGGCATTCCGGTTCTCCCTCAAACGTATATACCTACGATTCTTTTCCCCAATCCGTTTCTTCCCATCGAGACATACTGAGATTGTAGATTGCTCTTCTATGAAAGAGATCGTTCTTCCAATAGAACGCAAGGAATACCGCAAACTGAGGATCTACGTCATCACAAGCGTCTGGATCTGACCAAGGAGAAAACGGTGTTTCGAAGTCCCAAGAATAGATCGCAATCGAAAATGGGAACTGATCAGGCCAATTCAAAGCGAGTTCGCACCAAGGCATTTGCCCAGGAAACGAATAAATACCGTTAATGAACTCCCCTGGTTTCCCATCCTTTGGGACCGGGAACGGATTCAAAGGAACCGACCAAAAAGATCCGCATTCTTGATAATGCGATATTTGCCTACTGACAATATGGTCTTTAACTTCATCAAGTACGCAGTCGGCTAATACTTGAAGGTTCTGGATCTTCTTTATTTCCTCGGTCCTCATCTAATTGCCACTGATCTCTTTGGATTCTTTTTGTGATTGAAGTCTTCTTGCTCTGCTTGCGAGATTTGCGAGTCTTGTTTCTTCAGTATCGTCGATAGTTGAACTGAGGCGGGTCTGCTCGTCGAGGACCGTCTCCAACTGAGAATCATCAAGCAAGCCCTGTTCAAGTAAAATCTCTCCAACTCTTGGCACACTACGTCCGTTCCCTCTGAATGTTTCTTGGAGTTTTAATGCCGCTTTTAATTGCTGCTGGTTGATGTGTCCAAGAACCTGAGCAATCTCTCCAAACATTGAGGCTGCCGGGGAAAGCTGCAAGCCGAACAGCTTCATAGCGTAGATTCGCAATCTGTTCCGCTGCAATTCGAGATCTTTTGTCTCCATCATTTTCCCCCATCTAATTTCTCCAAAACGGATTCCAAGACCTCGGAAGCGGTATTGAGTGCGTTTTTTGTCTTCATGGACATGGAATTATAAGTACGAATGATCTCTTTGTAATCGCTCAGTTGTTGATTCAGCAAAACATGGTATCGAGACCTGATATCTTGCAACTCATCTCTCATCGTATCGGATTCTTTCAGCAGTCTTACAAGAATGAACTTGTAAACGATGCCACCGAGAATGAGTACGCTGACCCCAAGGACTCCATATTCGAGAAATGCTCTCTCCATAGATCACTCGATCATCCCTGGAATTTGGTGTAATACCATTCAATGGTTGCCCATGATGATATTTGAAAGTTGTGAGCCGATTTTCCCATCCATGTTCCACCATTCCACCCAAAAACCGCACCCACTGAAAATGAATTATCACCATTCGGCCATTTTTCAGAGTTGCAAAGAATAGCAAATGGGGCTGAACCAGGCACAGTAGCACCGAAATCAGACCACGATGGGTAGCCAGAATGGGAAGCATTTGGATTTGGATTGCCAATGCTTCCATCCTCCGGTATTGGCTCCGGGGTTGATTCTCCAATCCAATACTTTCCATTATCTAAAAGAAAAGTTGCTTGAAGTGGCAGAATCTGATCTTGCAAAAAAGACAGATATAGTTCCGCTTCAGATTTTATTTGATCCACAGTCATTAGAATGGGTAGTCCGTTCCACCGTTGGTTGTGGTGTAAAGTTCAATCAGTTCAGCGTCAGTTAATGCCCTTGTCCAAATCCCGACAAGATCGAGGGTTCCCTGGAGTTCATATCCAGGGTAGTTCATTTTGCATTCAGCCGTGTTTCCTTTGTACCCAGCAGAATGTGTTACTGGAGTCGATGCCGTTAAACCGCTTCCCGTGACAATGCCACAGTGATACGAGATAGACCCAGCCGTGGGAGTATCGGTGAGATTGTAATACCGCATGAAAACGAAGTTCCATGCTCCGGTCTGAACTGTCGGGGTGGAAAGAAGCGAATCGCCCTTCCAGCCAAGTCCGTTCATGTAGCAATTCACTCGCAGCGTATATGTCGCCCCTGGATGACCAGTATTCAAATAGAATCCATAGTTCCAGTGAAGTGCCGTTTTCCCTCTACTGCCAGTCCCAACGTCTTGATAGACCCACCCGGTTACGGTTATTGATTTGTCCCCCCCGGATGTTCCATCCCCGACATCAAGAGCAGCATTAGTCGCTGATAGATAAGGGCCGGAATAACCTCCGGTGTAGGCGAAATCTATCCCGTAATTTATTTTTCCGGTGGTTGTTGTGGGGCTGTTATTTTCTGTCCAATAATTCGTAGTTGTTACGGAATCTGTCCACGTCCCATCGTCATCGAGTTTCCACCAATTCCGAATTCCTTCCAACAAGGTTGATGGTGTAACACCCGCACCCGCACCCTGGGCCGGATTAAACCCCATCACTCCCCCTTGTGGAGAATCAAAACCCAGTGTAGAAAATCCCATGTTTAAATCTCTCCACCGAGGATTTCTTCGAGCAAGAAGTAATCTACAACTACCGCTCCACCGTCATCATGCCGGAAGTTGTATGTGAAACCCACATCGACCCCCCAACAGAACGTGAACAGTTGACCAGCGGTCAGATCAGTATCATCTGAAAGACCGAGAGATTTTTGGGTACTTCCATCATCCACCTCAATCGACAGTTTCGCAGCGGATGCGAGTTGTACGGTCAAGCGAAAGGTGGAACGACCGTGTGTCGGTGCCACATCAGATGATAGAAAGTCGGTCGCAGTTGCCACGCTGGTAGCGTAGACGTTTGCACGGGTAATTAGTCCAGACTCAGCCATTTTTTATCTCCGTTAGATTGGAAGACCGGGGATCTCCACGGGTTCCTTTGGTTTTCCTTCGAACACTTCATCACCTTCGGACGGGGCACTAAATCCTACCTTTTCGTAGACCTCTTCCTTTTTGAGAGGAAGCCCGATGGATGAGAGTTGAGTAATGATAGATGCCGCACCTTGAGGATCTTCCCTCTTATCGGGTTGAGTCCTGAATTTTGGAGGTCTTGCGTCTCCGCATCCCATATCTACGAAATTCTTGTAATTCAGTTTCCAGATGAGTCCGACGAGGTCATCAGTAATTGACTCATCGAGTTTATCTCTATCGAACTGGATGAGAGCGTTTGTAGTGGATTCTTCCACTTTCGCTCTGGCATACGATCCTCCACCGGACCCTCCACCGAACGGGATGGTTGAGCCAAGGATCAGGGCGATGAGCTTCTCGTCCATGTAGCGGATGAAGTCCATGACCATTTGGTGTCCAGCGAGACCCCCTTCTTTGACTTCGATGTCATCTTCTTTTCCGACAACGATGACATGTCGAGATCGCATGTCATGGAGGGATTCGTACATTTCGTCACGAATGGTTTCATTCGCTTTTGCGGTAGACCCTTCTCGATAGGAGTCGATCTTTCCGATCAGGATTCCTTGCGACCATCTTTCGAGTCCTTGTAGTCCTTCTCGCCAGACGATTGCTTTCATCCACCAGTAGAAGTACATGGAGTCCATGAGTCCTCGACCGTATCCGAGTCGAGCTTCTTCATTGCGGTATACGATTTTCACGAACTGCTCGGCTTTATCGAACGGTTCGTATTGCATCCGCATTACGGACCACATTTCCTGTATGACGTTGACGGTTTCGTTTCCTTCTTCATCGACCCCGTGTTCTGGCCGATACCGGATTCTTCGTCGATCAACATCTCGCAAGCGGTATGGAACCCACCATGTTCTCGGTTTCCCGTCACCGAAAGTTCGCATTTCCGGTTTGCCTTCGATATAGGCGTAGGATCTTGCTCGAAAGATCGCTTGAGCGAGTTCGTATCGAGCTTCTGTGAAGTTTCGGATATGCCCAAGAATATCTTTGATCATACTCGCTACTTTTCGGTCACCTTCTTCATCTCTGAACGGTTCGAGGTGCCAATTTCTTCCGGCAACGAGGTGTAGTCTGGTATCAACGGACTGAGTGATCGTTGCGTCTCTTCGCAGTTTTTCCCAAACATCAGGATCTCTACTCAACGCATAGTCTGGATCATATAGACGAGTCCAGATTCGGTATGCGGAAGAGAGGGCACGGTTATACAGTTCACTATTGAAGTTCCGTCCCTGAATGAGTGGATAAGACATAATTTCTCCTAGCTCGGAAACTCTTTACGCCAATGAGTAACGCTTCTGGTTGGCACGAGTAGATCGGTTTCATCTCGCCACGATCTGACTTTAATAGACGGTTTGTATATAGCGGTGCGAAATACGTTTTTCACAGCGACATAATCAAACGCCAGAGACATGGCATCAATTTGGTCGGAGTATTTTCCTTTTGGGAAGGCTTCCATTTCATCGAACAGAGCGGTATTCCACGGTCCTCTCAGAAACTTTAGGTTTCCGATATTGACTTGGGCTGCGACTGGATCGGCACGAGATATTTTATCACCGGAGACTTTTACGCCTTCAACGGAATACCCCGGCAGGGACCGCACGATTGAGTGTATTTGTGCGATCCCTCCTGATCCACCCTCTTGCTCGACTCTGACGGCAACCCCTTTGCCATCCCTGGTAGCGGTGCTGCGAATCACCTTGTCCCTATCCCCCGGCAACCATTTACCGATAACAGAGTCGAGGACATAATAAATACCTTCGGTATCTTTTGCCATAAGAATTCCAGCGGTTCTTTTTCCGCTCATGGAGGCAGCGAGATCCCAGGCTCGAACTTTGACAAGATGAGGTGGAACCGAGTCCACGATTTCAACCATTTCTTTTCGATACATTCCTCCCCCACGGGGGAAGGGACGTTGTTGGTACATGGTTGCGTACCAGTATTCTCCCATTCGTCCTTTTGCGGATTCGAGCATATCTTTTGGGATGAGGTGAGGGCAGAGCGGTTCACCTTCTTTTCTTGTATATTCACCGTACTTCTCATCTTCCTCGGCAATCGCTGGCATTCGTATAACGTCCCATCGATCTCCTCCTTCGTCTTGAGCTTTTAGCAATCTTCCGACGAGGTCGTCTTCGTGCCATCTCGTCATGATGCAAACGGTTGCTGCTCCTTTATGGAGACGAGTGGAGAAGGTGGAGAGATACCAATCCCAGAGTTTATCTCTGAAGGTTTGGGAGTTTGCTTCTTCATCGTTTTTTATGGGGTCATCGATAATAGCGAGGTCTGCACCTTTCCCGGTGATTGGTCCTCTTGCTCCGGCACAGAACATGCCTCCCCCGAAATTTTCGAGTTCCCATCGAGATGCGGCTTTAGACGTACCTGCGATTTTCAGGTCTCTTCCCATTTTCGAGCCGTGTTCTGAGATTGCGTCTCTAACTTTTCGGCCCCAGGACGCTGCGTAGTCTGCTTCGTAGGATGCGAGAAGGACTTTGGTTCTTGGGAACAGACTGAGCCAATAGAGTGGGAAGTAGAGGGAGCAGAACATGGATTTACCATGTCTTGGCGGCATACAGATAATGACTTTGTTTGGTTTTTCCAGAGCAGCTTTCATTTTCTCTGGATCTTGGAAGCATTCTTTTGCGAAGGGTGCGACTTCGTCTATAGGAGTATCTTTTGGCAAGGTAGCGAGATATCGTGTTTTTGCGAGTTCATCGAGTCGATTAGCCATGAGTACCATGTGGTCATAGGCTATCCACTCTCCACCCGAAATCTCATGAGCCAAGAGAATTGGGTTGCAGGAGGGGGTTGCACTTACCAGATCTAGTATTTCAGGTCTATCGGACACGGTATCTCCAATGTTTGGAATCATACCGTTTAGTAATAGAGAAACAAAGAAAAAGTATGTTGTGGGTTGACAAGACAGTTCACGCCAGTTACCGTACACAACGAACTGTTTAAGACGCAATACGACAGAAGGAGAGACGTTGTGACACAGATAAGGAAAGACATGGTATTGGGTAATGGTGTGCGTTTATCGGATTTGGAGGAGTTTGGTTTTTGTGTTTGTTTGGAGGAGTTTGAGGGTTCTGATCATTTATATGTTCGTTCGAGGACTGAGTGGAATCGGAAGCATTGTCTTTTTCTCCGCAGGGCTGGATTTAAGTATGCACACTACAACATTGCGGAGGGATACCGTGCGGGGTGGGCGTACAAGTTGAATTGTGATGAATAAGAAGGTTTTCGAGGTTGAGGAGTACCGTGCGAACGATTCTCGTGGTCGGAACGCAGTACGTTCTCATCTTGACAGGTCCGGTCGATTTTCTTTATTCCCTACGGATGTATACGGACCCGACATATTAAGTATTCGTATGTACGACTCATGCATAGTGGACATTTTCCGGCATGAGGTCGAGGTGAAGAGGGGATGGAAGGACGATTGGCCGGAATCTTGGAGGACGATTCAGATTCCAGCGAGAAGGGAGTATCTTACGACCTCACCGTACCCGGTAATCCTCTGGGTACTGAGGGACGATCTCCAGAAAGCGTGGTGTATCACCGGGGATCAGCTTCAAGAGAGGTTTCTTGGTGAGGTTCCGAACAAAAAGGTTCCATCCGGTGAGATGTTTTACAAAATACCGATTGAGAACTGCAAAATTGTAGAGATAGGAAAAACGAATGACTGACACGACACTACTCAGCCTGAAAGAGGTGCGGGAGATCCTCCAGATCAGCGGCAGAACGCTATCGAGGTGGATCAAAGAGGACAAGATCCCGGCAATACGGTTCTCGAAGAGGTCTATCCGTATAGATCCCAGGGACTTAGAGAATTTCATAAAGGAAAGGAAAGACAGGTGATAAATGGCTTGGCTCTATGTTCCGGGATTGGGGGGCTCGACCTTGCCCTCCATATCGCCCTCGACGGATACCGGACTATTTGTTACGTTGAGCGGGAAGCCTTCTGCGCGTCCGCTCTCGTGGCGCGGATGGAGGACAAGGCCCTGGATTGCGCTCCTGTGTGGGACGATCTCGCAACCTTCGACGGCGACCCGTGGCGTGGAGTCGTGGATATTATCTCTGCGGGATATCCGTGCCAACCCTTCTCCGTCGCTGGCCGTCGCGCCGGAACTGATGACCCACGTCACCTCTGGCCCCA